CCACGGTTCTCGGTCAGCAGCGATGTCACCACGGAGAGCAGGGCGGCGGTTCCGGCGATCGTCAGGGAGGTCGGCCAGTCGATATCGGTGATGCTGCCGGTGACCGGAATTGCGGCGGCCAGCGATCCGGCGCCGGTGCGCAAGGCACGGTCGGCGAGGTCGACTAGGAAGTTTCCCGAACTGACGGCGGTGGCGGTGCTGACCGCGAGGACGAGCGACACCAGCGCGGCCAGAGCAGCGGCCCCGAGAAGGCTGGTCCACGACACCGAGACGATGGTGACGCCCGCGCCGAAGAACACGAGGACGTTCTGCAGGAACGATCGGGCGGCGCGGTCGAGTGCGTCGAACCAGAATGCCTTGGCGTCGAGGCTTGCCGAACCGAGCACTGCCTCGACCTGGACGGTGACGGTATCTGTTGCTTCAGCCATGGTCACTTGCCCTCCATCTTCTCGAGAATGCGGTCGAGCTTGCCTTCGATGCGGGTCTGCCGGGCGCCGATGGTGCGGACCAGGCCGACGAGCGAACGCTTCTCGCTGTCAGGCAGTTCGGCCATGGCGGCGTCGAAGTCGTAGCCATCCCAGACGACCTCATTCCACACGTCCGACTCGCGGTCGTATGGCCACGGCCCCTCAGAGGAGCGCGTCGACTCGTTGACGTTCTCCGGGTTGTTGATCTGGCGGATCTTGCCGGGGAACGGGTGCAGCTGCCCCGCTCCTTCACGAACGACATCGGTCATGGGTTTTGCTCCTTCATTGAGGCCGAACAGCTTCAGCAGTCCGGGGATATCGTGGTCGGTGTAGTTGGCGTCGCACGCACCGAACGGCGCGCACTGGACGGCGTCGGAGTACTGGTGTGCGAATCGGTTCGGGAAGTCGTACGACTGGCCGGGTGTGCCGTTGTAGTGCGGCACCACCAGCGGGACGCTTGGACGCGTGGGCCAGAGTCCGGGGTCCGCCTTCGGGTTGAGGTAGCCGATGACGCGGCCGCCGCCGAGCCAGCTCTGCACGCGCTGGATCTCGTCGTTGATCTCGGCCGAGTTGTCACCGCGCACGCTGCCGTTCGCGCCCTCGACGTCGACCATGCACACGATGCGCGGGTGGATCTTGCCGTCGACGGTGACGACGTCGCGCCACAGGTCGCAGTTCGCCTGCCCGGGGCGGAAGAAGTAGTAAGGAATCAACACGTCGATCCGGCCATCGGCCAGTGCGCGGAGACCCCAGGCGAGGTTCGCCGCGGCGTTCGTGTCGAGCTTGGAGCCCGAGTTCGTGCGGAACGAGAACACTCGATGCGGATACGAGTCGTCGACCGGCCGCTGATACTGACTAACATCAGCCCAGAATGGCCCATGATTCACCACCTGCTCGGAGGGACGAGCTGGGCGAATCCAGCACTTACGTAGTCGTTGTACTCGGGGGCGGCCTGCGTCGGTGTCTGCGCGGCCGCCAGGAGGCCGAGGTGCCCGGCGCGGAGCTTCGCTGCGAACGGAGCCACGCGGGCATCACCCTCGGGCCAGCCGATCTGGTAATGCATCTCGTCCGCTCTGTCCCAGTCGGCCCCCCAGAACACCGAGCCCTCGAACAGGCGCAGGCCGCGGCGGACCTTAGCGATCCGATCGGCCGGCATCACGCGCCGCCCCCACGGGTACTGCGGTGCGTTGAAGTCGAGGGCCGTCCCGCTCAGGTGATTCGACGTCGACACGTCGTTGGTGTTCGACCAGCCCCAAACCGGCGACAGCAGCTCTTCGACGTTCCGGTCGTACCAGAGCATCCACGCCCCGAGGATGGTCGCGACATCACCCCGGCGGATCGGCGCGGTGTCGATGAACGACAGAGGGACGTCGGCGATCACACACTCGTCCCGGTTGCACATTCGCCAGCCGTTCTCGGAGTACGCATTGCCGTATGCGGTTCGGAAGCTCATGGTGTGGTCTCCTCGGGTGGCGTGGGTACTGGGTTCGGGAAGGCTGTCGTGAGAAGCGGATTCAGCTGCTCGTCGGCAGCCCGCTGCCAGTCTCCCGCCCATTGGAAGATCCACACCGGGTCGGTTCCCATGAGGTACACGCACCCTTCGGGGTACGGCAGGCTGTGGTCGTAGCGCCCGTTGGTGATGTGCGTTTCGCCGGTGGTGGTGTTGATCCACCAGCACGACGGATGTGGGGCCTCTACCAGTTGGGCGACCTCGTCGCCGTTCAACCGAAGGAAACCGTTCTTGATCATGATGATTCTCCTACTGCCGCCCACATGATTTTGTCGCGGGAAGGGGTGAGCCAATCCATGTGATACCAGTCCAAGAACCCCTGCCTAGAGGTTGCGTGGTACATATGCTGGGCTGGTGGGGTGGTTCCCGCCGCCTCCCTGATGTTCGTCTGGTAGATGCAACCAATACTCCTGGGGCTCTGCCCAATTCCTGGCGCCCACTGCGATGTTGCTATCGCCACCAGGTGATCCTGCTGGATGTACGTGTTCGCCATCAGTGTGCCGATGTTGTACGCCTGCCGCTGATTCGTGAGAGTGCCGGCGATGTTTCCCGAACCCCACACCTGCGAGATCGCATTCTGCTCGGGGACGTACACGAACAGCGCCAGATACCAGGCGTTGATACCGAGGATTCCATCATCGTTGCCGGTGATGATCTTGACGACCCTCGGTACCACAGCGCGATCCAGTCCACCGCGAAGGAACACGAAGTCGGCGATGCCGTGCCCCTGTTTGAACGCCGGGTACTGCGTGTATCGGGTTGTGTCTCCGCCGACACCGTTCTCGCCGCCCGAGTCGTAGTCCTTGTATTGGTGCGTTTGCATGTCCACTCGTGGGAACGAGACCAGGTCTTTACCGCCGGCGGACGACCAGATCGGGGTCGTAACTCCGGTGCCGGTGATGTCCTCGAGGTCTGTGAGGCGCTCGTTCGCTTGAGCCTGCTCGGCCCGATCCGGAGGGACCGGAGTCCGGCGCGTAACAGCACCTTTCACTCGTGCCAGCGACCTGGGCCACGACCAGTTACCGACCAGTAACTCATCTTTCGAACATGCGTTCGAGTAGATTGTGGGCCTACCACAGGACACCGACACGTTTGGGCGAGGCATGGTTCATCGATGGCATCCATGGCGACATCTACAACGCTGCTACCCGCATCTCGACGTCACATTCCCCAACTGCCTGCGTTTCGGGTGCATGGGCGAGTGGACGGCGAAAGGCATCGAGATCGATGGCACCTCGAACCAAGCCGAACGCCGGTGCACCCTGACCCACGAGATCGTGCACCTCGAGCGGGGCCCGGTCCCCAGCGACCCGCACCTTGCCATGAAGGAAGAGCGGATCGTCGAATGCATCACGGCGCGTAGGCTGATCAGTCTCGAGAAGCTGATCGACGCCCTCGTGTGGACGAGACTCTCCGTGGACCACGAGACCGCCGAGGAACTCTGGGTGGATCTCCCAACCCTGCAGCACCGGATCCGCGACCTGACCGACAGTGAACGCCGCTACATCGATCAGGAGCTCGAACGTAGAGCATGAAGCGGTTCGTACTATCTCCGACCTGCTCACGTATGCCTGAGACCTAAGGATTACCGAATGTTGTTAGCCCAGAATCAGCCCGTCGAAGTACTAGTAACAACCACTGGCACTCCAATCTGGCTCACGCTGACAACGTTGGCTGTGTCGGGACTCGCACTCTTTATCAGCTGTCTCCAATACCTCACCCACCGGTCTGAGACATCCCGAGTACGCCCGAACATTGAGATGTCGGCAATTTTTGCCGACAACGTTGTCACCGTAGTGGTACCCAGCAGGCAGTGGGCGTTTCATTTCGGAATCGCGGCCGTGAGGCTACTCGGCTCGTTGACCTGTGGGTGGCCGGAGAAGCGATAGCGCTGAACGGACTACAACCACACAACATTCTCGATACGTCCAACGTTGAGGCGGAAGCACTGGAGAAAGCGTCGGGCGGTGGCTTAATACTCGACGGCTTCTCCACCCTCTCGCTGACTATCGACGGCTCCAAGATCGAGGGCGATAGTGTTCGCGTATCGGCGAACTTCGGACACGGGATGACATTGGAGGAGGAAGTTACTCGGAACAGTTTCCCTCGCACTAAGCCCGGAAGACGATTCTTCGGCGATCGCAGGTGATCGTTTCGGGGCTGGAAGATTGCGCCCAGCCGGAAACCCGCGCCCCCGTGGGCCACCGAGGACCAGGCTATCGAGCCGGAGAAGAGGGTTTGGATGGTGCGACAGCAGTTGCCGCCGCAGATCAAAAAGGTCGAGCTGGCGAAAAAGGTTCGAGGGAAGCCCGTCGTGCGCTATCAGCTCACCGTCGACGTCGGCACTGACCCGGTGACCGGGAAGCGGAAGCAGTTCCGGAAGCGGTACGCCACCGAAGCCGAGGCCCGGGACAAGCTGTCGAACATCCTCACCGACGTGTCCCGCGGCGTGCACGTCCACGACCAGGAGACGACGGTCGCCCAGGTCGTCGACGACTGGCTCGCGTCGAAGCACGCGCTGAAACCGTCGACCGCCCACGGGTATCGGGTGGTGCTCGGCCCCGTCGTGGCGGAGCTCGGCGCCCGCCCAGTGCAGAAGCTGACCCGCCGGGACCTCGACACCCTGATCGTGCAGCTGCGTGCCGGCGGCCTGCCGGGCGTCGAGCGCGAGAAACGGAAACCGTGGAAGCCGCGGACGGTGAACTACATGCTGACCGTGCTCGGGGCCGCGCTGGAGGATCAGGTGAAGCAGGGCACCCTCGTACGTAACGTCGCCCGGCTGGTCGACAAGCTGCCCGAGGAGTCGGTCGAGTTCGACACGTGGACCGAGGCGGAGGTTGAGCAGTTCCTCGAGCACACCAAGGACGACCTGTACTCGCTCGCGTGGTTGCTCGCGCTGTCCGGGCTGCGCCGCGGTGAGGTCAGTGGACTTCGGTGGGAGGACATCGACCTCGACGCGAAGACATTGACCGTGGCCACGTCGCGGGTGTCGTTCGCGAAGACGATCAGCGAGGGCGGGCCGAAGTCGCGGCGATCGCGGCGCACCCTCCCCCTGCACGACGATCTTGTGGCCGCGTTCCGGGCGGCGAAGAAGCGGCAGGCCGAGGATCGGCTGCTGCGCGGCGGGGCGTGGGCCGACACCGGGTACGTGGTGGTGGACCGGGTACGTGGTGGTGGACCGGGAGGGCAATCCCCCGACCCCGAACATGCTCACCTATTGGTGGAAGCGGTCGGTGCAGGTGGCCGGCGTGCGGCCGATCCGGCTGCACGACGCCCGGCATACCTGCGGGACGTTGATGCATCTGCGGGACGTGCCGATCGCCGTGATCGCGGCGTGGCTTGGGCACGCGTCCGCCGCGTTCACCATGTCGACGTACACGCACTCGCAGGATCCGGCGCTGCTGGCGGCCGCGAGTTTGTCACCGGTCGTGACAATCCGTGACAAATCCGGGAAGGAGGCCCCCGGCAGCTGACCCGGAAACCGCCTCTGAGCTGTGCCCCCAGTCGGACTCGAACCGACACTGGGCGGATTTTAAGTCCGCTGCCTCTGCCAATTGGGCTATA